ATAAGCTTCTCTTACCAAGGGACAAATTTCTCAGGTGCTAGTCGTCTTACTCTGCAAGGTATGAATGTGCCAACTGCACCTAGTGCAAACAGGGTACTTTATATTGGTGCAAACACTTCTGATACAACAACTCAATCAGATCCAACTGCTACTATGAAACTATCATTGATAGATCAATTAGAAGCTATGGCCGAAATTGCGAGTCCTTATTATATTAGGCCTCTATCAGAAACTGGTGAAATAAAATACCATATGTATGTACACACATACCAATGGCAACAATTAATTCAAGATACATCTGCTCCGATTCAGTTCCGTGATATTTTTGGTAACTCAATTGCTGCTGGTGAATCAGACGGTGGTTTTGGTCGTTCAATGGTTTACTCACAAACATTGATCATGAAAACTGATAAAATTCCAAACGGCTTAAGTGCCAATGACGGAACTGGTGTTATCCTTCCTAACGTTCGTAGAGCTGTATTCTGTGGTAGAGATGCTGCAGCATTCGCTTTAGGACGTGGTTATGATGACGGCAAAGAAATCGTACCTGGATTTATGATCCGTGAAGATGTGATAGACATCGGAAACACAAGACGCGTTGCTATCAATGCATTATGGGGAACCAAAAAGGTTATCTTTAATGGCACTGATCACGGCGTTATTGTCGTTCCTGGTTATGTCGCGCAAACAGCATCATATTAAGGAGGATAGATTATGGTAAATTACGTCGCTACTCCACTACAAGTGCAAACACCTTGGTCTCCAGGGCGCACATATGTATTGGGTGCTTATTTTGAACTAACAGGTACCGGTCTTGCATCCGGTGATACTATCACCTTCCAAGATGCAATTACTCCTTCAGGTATCATTGCTGTTGATGCTATGGTTCGTACTTCTCAATTGGATAGTAATGCTACTCCATTAGGTAAGTATGAATTAGGTGACAGTGCGGGTGATACAAATGCTGCCGGTAGATTTATTACTAGTGGTAGCATGGGTAGTAATGTATCAGGTGCTATTGTTACAACTTTCAGTAATGTGGCTCCCACTTTCACTGCTGGCGTGCAAGTCAATGGTGTGGGTTATGAGTATTTCACTGATGAAAATTCAGTTACCAATGAAGCAGGTGGCTTTTTAGATTTAGTTCTAACTGTCACAACTGCGCCTGCAACTGCAGCGACCACTGGTACTGTATGGATGTACTTGACGTATTATTGCGTCGGTAACCCGTAAACTAGAGGTTCTTTGATGGCAGCAACTTACGGTCAAATGCGTGATCAAATATTGATGGAGACTAACAGGCTGGGGAATCCCGTCTTTGTTATAGAAGTGCAAAACGCGTTAGTTTCTGCTGTCAAAGAATTAGAAATTGAACAAATATTTTTAAATCAAAAATACACTCAATTGTCCATTGCTCAAGACCAATTCATGGTTCCTTTACCTGAAGATTTTCTCACAGTATTGACTTTGAATTTGCTAAATCAGAATTATGAATTGATTTATTCTCCAGCTTCAGGATTTAGTGAAGTTACTTATTGGGAATGGCAAACATATAGATTCCAACAATTCACGGGCGGTGTACCAGCTAAATGGGCATTATTTGGTAATAATATTTTCTTGTGGCCTACTCCACCATCAGCATTTTACCTGTCTCTTAGTTATTACAATAGAGATGGTTATTATCCAACGGATTATGTCACTATTCCAGATCCAAATAATCCTTACGTTCAAGAACCATGGACGGATGATCAATACAATTTGACTTCTATTTGGTTAGGCGATTTTACACAAGATGTAACGAGATACACGGCGAGAAGCATATTTTATAGAGATTCATTGCAAAGCCCTGAACTGTCTCAAAGCGATCGCAGTCAGGCACAATATGCTTTATCACAATTAAGACTTAGAAATTCACAAAGAGATACTACCCCATATTTAAGCCTTTAGAGGAGATTTACATGGCTACAACAACGACGAATTTTTCATTTATAGAGCCAGCTGTATTAAGCAATACCGATGCTAATGTGTGGGGTGGTATGCTAAATACTAATTCATCCAATTTAGACACATATTTGACGCAAATCACTGGAAGTTACATAGGGAATAGCGCACCTGTTTTGGGGACGACTGTGACACCCACTTCCGGTCAATTCTGGATCAACAATACAGTATCAAGCTCATGGCCTGTACAAATTTATGATGGTGCTTCCTGGGTATTAATCGGCACAATTAATACTGTGAATCATACATTCACTGCACCTGCAACTGCTTCCAGTATTAACGTGCAGGTTTTTAGTTCTAGCGGCACTTATACTCCTTCGGCCAATCTAAGTTACGCTGTAGTTGAAGTGCAAGCTGGCGGCGGCGGGGCTGGGTTTACCAACGCTAATAGTGCATACGGTGCGAGCGGGGGCGGTGGCGGTTATTCTAAATCCGCATTATCCGCGACAACCATCGGAGCAAGTCAAACAATTACAATCGGCACAGGCGGTTCAGGTGGTGCCTCAATGAATACCAACGGAGCTGCTGGAGGATCGAGTTCATTTGGATCTTTGCTCAGCGCTACAGGAGGATCCGGAGGAGTTTATTCTGTGGCTTTAGGACTACCTAATCCTGATTCAACTACACCAGGCATTGGGAGTGGGGGAAACATATTAAACTTGCCAGGAGGATATTCTAGTGTAGGGAATAATAGTACAAACGGAAATGCTAGCGGGAATGGTGGATCTGGGATCGCTGGAACCGGTGGCGCAGGTGGAGTTACTAATTTGACTAACAATTCTCAAATTCCCGGTAGAAATGCTCTGGCTAATACCGGTGGTGGTGGGAGCTCCGGTGCTGGCGTTGGATCTCTGGGCTCCGGTGGCGTAGGTGGTAATGGCGGCAGTGGTATAGTGATCGTAACTGAATTCATAGGTTAGAATGAATGTTGCTCGGAAAGAGAATCCCTTTAGAGATCGCGCCTGGTGTTAATCCATCTAGCGATTCAACGCCATTAGATACCATTTTTTGGACTAATGCGGATAAAGCTCGCTTCCAAGGTGGAAAACTAAGGAAACTTTTAGGCTGGGAGAGAATTTGGCCTACTAATGGGCAGCATATCACTGGCACAGCCCGAAATATATTCTCTTATCGGGATCAGAATAACAATCCAATAACATTAATTGGAACTTCAACACGGCTCTATGCTTATGCTCCGCTACAAGGGGAGGATTATTTTTACAATATAACCCCACTGTCCACAACTACCACTGTTATACCTAACGCATTTTCTACCGAATACAACGCGAGCGTAGTGGTAAACGTGACTACAGTGGCTGGCAGCCAAACTGTTACCTTGGACATGCCGCAGTATTTTGAAGATGGCGATTTAATCGCGATTAGCGGCGTTGGCAGTGCTGTCAATGGTATTCCGGCTGCGGATTTTAATAGTCAGTTTGTAGTTGAAGCAATAAATAACAGTCAGATAGAATTTGACGTCGCGACAGTCGCCACATCTAGCGGTTCTGTTCCTGTCACAATGACATGGGCATCATCGTATTTGTATGTTTATTATCCTGATAATGGATTGCCTGAATATGACCGTGTAAAGTTCTTGCTAGCTTCATCTGTAGATGGGATATCAGCTACTATAATAAACAAAGAATACACTATTAGTAACGTCGTAGATACAAACACATTCGTAATTTCAACAGGCGTAGTTGCTACCAGTAGTGTAAAAATGGGAGGCGGGAGCTCTACCACAATCCAAGTTCAGATTCCTGCCGGTAGTTCAATTGAAAGCGATGGCGTCGGATTTGGAGCGAACCAATTCGGTTACGGCATATTTGGAGCGGCTTTGGATTCGACGGCAGATACAACTACTTATCCCCGCATTTGGTCGATGGACACATTTGGCAGTAATGTAGTAATGACGCCAGGGGACACACCGAGTAATAATTCATCGACACCTAACGTTTATGAATGGACTAATAACGTGACAGTGGCTCCTATATTGATTGCAGGAGCGCCAGCCGCTACAAGATGGCTTTATGTATCCAATAACTGTGTTTGTACGCTAGGATCACAGGGGTTACTAAATCAATTCTATGCTTCTGATGCAGGAAATTATTCACAATGGACACCTGGTGCATCCAATTTGTCTAATATTCAGATTTTCCAGCAAGCTAATGCATTCTTATCTCAGGCCAAATCCCGTAACTTTGATATGCTGTTCACTAGTTCTTCCGTGTGGACTATGGAGTTTGTGGGGCTACCCAATATATGGCTACCTAGAAAGCTTTTTTCAACAGATGGCATTATTGCTCCAAAAGCTCGAGGCATCGTTGAGGATGCTGTATTCTGGATGGGTCAGGGAGACTTCTATGGGTTTGATGGATATACTGTAAGTGTTTTACCCAATAATACCGTCAAACGTTACGTATTTGACAACCTTAATTGGAGTGAATACGCTAAGTGCTTTGTGCATGTGGATACTGAATGGTCAACAGTCCGGTTTTATTATTGCGCAGGAACTGATGTTGAGCCAAATAATTACGTAGATTATAATTACAAAGAAGGACACTGGACGATAGGTACTAATGCAAGGACTGCTTCAGAAGAGCCGGTTAATATCAATGAATTCCCTTTATTAATTCAAAGCGGTGGCACTGATATAATTGCAGCTCCTAACGGGATAGCCACCTATTTCTTCACAATAGGAGCTAATCCTTTAACTACAGTGAACACATCGAATATTGTACAGATGGTGATAGATTTCGGGAATGTTTATTTGCAAGCCGGTGATTCCATTTTCATAAGCGGAGCAACCACAACAAACGGAATATTGGCAGCTAACATTAACGGAGCAAGAACTATCCAATCAGTTACTACAGAAGAAGGATTCGGCGCGGGTTTATTTGGCCTCGGTGAATTTGGAAGCGCAGGATTAGGTGTGGCATCCATAACTTTCGTGGCAGGAGCAAATGCAACGAGTTCCGGCACAGGGGGAGGGGCATCAATATCGGTAGGCACTCAAATCTTAGCGATTAACTATACCGGTGATAATCTTGCAGTGGGTCAATCCGTCACAATTTCAGGCTCAACAGGCGTAGATGGCTTCACTTCTGGGGAGATTAATGGGACAACTACAATACGGTACATATTCGGGGGATACATCGAAGTTAATGTTCCCGTGACTGGCGTTTATAGTACAAGTACTGTTGCAGGAGGCGGAGGAATTGCCACCTTAATTACAGTGATGCAAGATGGACGTCTATTTGAGCATAACAAAGGGCTGAACGATTATAACGATAATTTCAATTTCTACACTGATCCGTGGGACAATCAATTTGCACCAATGAATTCTTACGCTCAAACTAATTATACTCAGATCCAAGAAGGTGATAATACTTATATAATATATAGTTTGTTTCCAGATATAATTATCTCACAAAATATGACGGTACAAATAAATGTAAAGGAGTTCGCACAGAGCCCTTATGTCCATACTCAAACTTTCAATTTGACACCTACTACTGTTAAGATCGATCCGATGATGATAGGAAGAGAAAGACAATATATTTTCACAAGTAATGTAGTGAATGGCAATTATCTGATGGGTAAATTATTTGAAGAAATTAAACCTTCAACGCCGAGGTAAAGTTGTCAAAATATATAAACCAAATTCCAATTACAGGCACTTCGATAATTGAAGAACGATTAAAGCGCGTAGAGCAACAATTATCCAATAGCTCGAACTTCTTGAACTCCCACACATTGGGGACGCTAAGAACCGATCGCACGGCTCCTGCAAGTAGCACTGATGTACAAGCTCCGGATAAGCTCTATGATATTGTACGAGTTTACCCTTACGAATATATTTTGATTAACATTGCGGGCACAGCTACATGGGTTCGCATAACGATGAGTACGTTTTAATGCCTGAAGTTATAATAAGAAAAGCTACTATATTTGATCATGGCGAGATACTAAATTTATCGATACAATGGTTTGAGGAATTAGCGATAAATGGCTTCCCTTTGGCCTGCCCTGATACAGGAGTGTGGTTAGCTGACTTGATCGCAAATCATATCGTTTTAGTAGGTGAATATGAGGATGCAATAATTGGATGCATCGGAGTAAGGATAGGTTTCATGCCCTGGAATTATAGCGATAAAGTTCTACTGAATGATGTATTCATGACAGATAAGCGATTGAGGAACACAGGAGTCGCAGGCAAATTATTAGACGCCATAAAACAGTTTGCAGAGGATAACAACTTGATGTTAGTTATGGGACATGTGACTGGAATGGATGCGGAATTAAAGGACAAATACTTGAGCATCAAAGGATTTAAATATGCTGGAGCAAATTTTATATATGGGAGAAAATAAATGGCTGTACCTGTTTTAGCAGCCACCGCAATAGGTGGTTCACTGTTTGGTAAAAATAAAGGCGCAACTCCTGGAGGGAGTAGTAGTTCAACAACTTCAGGGTTCGCCGCATTACCTCAACAAGTTCAACAAGCTTATTTGCAGCAATATTTACCATCGATTAAGGATCAGTTCCAAGGTAAATTTCAGGGGACGCCAATGGGTGAGGCTCTTGGTGGGCAATTCGGCTCTCAGGCTCTGAAACAATTGCAAGATTATTCTAATCTGAATGGTGGTATATTTGGAGGAGGGACAGGAGTTAGTCCACTAGGTGCTGTTGAGCCGTTCAATCAACAACAACAAAACGCTCTCCAATCTTTTGGAAGTGGTTTGTCGGGGTTGCAAAATGAGCTACCGGGTTATCAAAATTTATACAATCAAAACGTTCTGGATCCGGAATTGGCAAACATAGATAGGTTGCATCAACAAGGACAAAATCAACTCAGGAGCAATCAACTGCTAGGAACTGGTGGCCAAAATGCTTTTAGTAATTCGGCATTTGGGACACAACTGGCTGGATTGCAAGATACAGCATCAAGACTAAGGATGGACGCTAGAGCAGGAGCATTTCAGGGCGGTCAGAATTTAAGAAGACAAACATTGCAAGATATGCTCAATAGCGGCGGAGCGATTCAGAATCAGAATCAATCGCTACTCAATTATTTGCAACCTCAATTGCAACAAGCTACCCCGCAGGCACAAAGCCAGAATTTCGCAGCAGGATTAAGTCAATTCCCGCAAACACAAATTAGCAGTGGGCAAGCAAGTAATCCAAATCCTGGCACTCCCAATTTTTGGTCTAAGTTAGGTGGAGGAGCACAAGCTGCACTGGGCGTTGGTCAAACATTGGGCGGCAGCGGCGGATTTGGAGGATTTGGGAATGGATTCGGAGGATTCGGCGGAGGGTCTAATATGTTTGCAGGCGTCAATGCTCCTCCCCCTCCTGCACCCGGCACATACAGACCATATGGCAATAGATATTTAAATAATCCATTTTAAGGAGCGCGCGATGTTTGAAAATTTGAATACATTCGATCAAGGAGCTAACTTTCTAAAGCAACTTCATTCAAACCCATTATTCCTATCCGGTATTGCGCAAGCTAATCCTGGCGCACAAAACCCGTTAATTCAAGCTGCTGCCTTTCAAAGACAACAAGAGGAAGCGCAAAGACAACAAGACGCGTTTGAGATGGAAAGGCAGCAAGCTCTATCAGATCAAGAACAGAGTGAAGGTCAAAGAATGATGCAGGAATCTTTACCGGAGTTATTATCCCAATTAGATCCAAATGACATAAAAGGGAGTTGGCGACAATTATTACAAGCGGGAGTAAAACCAGAAGCAGCATCCGTTATTATTAAGCAGTTAAATGAAGCACGAGGGATGCTGGGAGCAGAAAACCCACAAGCTTTAGTCAAGCCACAAGCCGTTCAACCTGTTTCTAAAGCACAAAATAAAATATTAGCTAAAGAAGGCATAAATCAATTTGGTACTCCTGTCAGAAAACTTACCGCAGCCGAAATCAGATTAAACAAAGCTAATCTAGACAAATTGAATGTGACATCTAAAGCCTCTGCAGAGCAGCTAAAACAGCTTGATGCGTTGGATAAAGCTTATGCGACTTTTGACAAAGAAACAGGAGGCAAAAGCGGAGCAGGAAGCTATCTGAGCTCTCTTTTGCCAGAGAGTGGAGAAAACGAAGGCTTCACCAAGCGTTTAAAAGTGGGAATAGAAAATACTTTTTATAGCGACAAAGCTAGAAATGCTTTGCATACAATTAAAAAGGTGAACTCGCTGCTCTTGCAAAAGCGGATTGAAGAAAAGAAAGGAACCGGTCAAGTAACGGATGTACTAAAAAAAGAAATAAAAGAAGGATTACCAAGACCTGATATTTTACCGGAAGCTCGTAAGGAAAACATAAAATCTCTCAAGCAAGAAGCACTAAAAAATATACTGGAACAGCAATTTTATAGTACCTGGTCTCAATTTAATCAAAGAGATACCGATCAGGCAGGGGCTGCATTCCAGCAATTCTTGTCGACCGTTCCATTGATCAAACCTGATGGCTCCCTGAACAAAGAGTTACTGCAGCAAATTCCTACGATAGTGCAGGAATATTTAAGTGAACCGAATAAGGCTCAAGAACAACAGGGGTTTGAGAATTTTAACTATAATTTCGAGTAAATTTATGGATGATATTACAAAACTATTCAGTACACTACCGGCGTTTGCACAAGGAGCTGCCCAAACAGGGACACTGGGATTGAATCGTAAAATTCAAGCGACAATTGCAGCTGCATTTCTTCAGAAAACAGGGCACAAGGGAACATTCAAGGAATTATATACGAAAGCCTTAAAAGCTGCTCCAGAAATTGAAGCCAAAAACTCTGAAGAAAATCCATATGCTACTTTTGCAGGACAATTGGCAGGCGGAAGTATTTTACCCTGGAAAACCACATCAATAAAAGGAGGTGCCGGATTGGGAGCACTTTATGGAGGAGCCACAGGATTAGGCAGCAATACTGAAGGAGATACAGGGAAGATCACAGGAGATGATTTAATTTCTGCTATTGGAGGAGCCGCATTGGGAGCGCCTTTAGGCGCGATAGGTCAAGGTATCAGCAATAAATTCCTCTCTAAAAAAGTACCGGCCAGGAAAGAAATAGAAAGCTCCATAGAACAATTTGAAAAATATAAAGTTCCATACAAAAAAAGCGATGTAACCGCTAACCCTCTAGATTTGGCTATAGAAGAAAACGCCTTGATTGGTGAATATGGAGCTGGGAATCAAGCTAACGTCAAACAGTTCGGCAAAAACCAGAGGGAAGCGTTTGAAGAAGCCACTAAAGATTTGCATGATAAGAGATTAGGTGGTGGTGAACAATTCACCGAAAAAGGAAATCAAGCAGCTAAAGTTGTTGAGGATTTGCAACAAAACGCAGTAGCTGAGAGAGCTCCAATAAATGAAGCTTATAAGGCCGCAAAAGAAGCAGTAGGCGCCTTAGATATAAATAAGGTCAATGAATTTCCATCAATTGCAACAAATATTTTACAAAAGGATTTTACTCTAAGTCCAGCAAATGCGCCTAAAGCATATTCTCAATTAAAAGCATTTAAGCAGTTATTCGGCAATGCAGGAGAAGGCGTAACAGGTGTAGATTTTAAAGGTTTAGAAAGCTGGAGACAGGGATTAAATAAAGCTATTACTGGCGTAGAAAGAGGCGGTCAAGATGAGGTGGGAGTAAATGCGCTCAAAAATACATTTGATGATTGGATGGATAATACTTTAGAAAAAGCACTAATCTCTGGCGATTCAAAAGTTTTATCAAAATTTAAAGCCGCTCGAGCTCTTAGTTCCCAGTGGATGCAAAAATATTACGGTAATGGCAAAGATATTGGCAAAAACTTTGTTCGCGAAATGGTTGAGAACGCTAGACAAGGAAACGAGCCGCTGACTCCAGAGATTATCGTTAATAAGATTTTCGGGACTAGTGAATTAGGTTTTAATAATCAAGCTGCGAGTATAGTTAAGGAACTAAAAACTCATATACCCTACGGTGCAATTAATCAATTGCGTTCAGAAGCCGGAGCTAGACTACTGAAACCGTTGACCAAAGAGAATCCAAATGTGACCACCTACTTAAATAATTTGAACAAGTTTACTACCGAGAATCATAGCCTGGCAAAAGAACTATTTACACCTGGACAGATAAAAGAGTTGCAAGATTTTGGAGAAGTAGCCAGAAAAATTTATGGCTCAAAAATAACTTCTAAACTTAATCCATCTCAATCCGGAGTATTCACTAAACTCAACAAAGTTCTTGATAAGCAATTCCCATGGGTGAAAGATATATTCAGAACACCTGTAGTATTAAATCAGAGTAAATTAAAATCGCAATTATTGGCTGGAGAAAAATACAATTCACCTGTTTCTAAAGCTGCAAGAGGTCTAATCCCATTAGCTAATACAGAATCGAGGGGTGACAGCGATACTCTTGCTACGAAACCTTTCCATAAATCGACTAGAGAAGAAAGAGAAGAAGAACAAGGGGAGTATACGTTTGGTGACTGAGTTGAAATTATTTCTATCATTATGTTAAAAAAGTTGTTACAATTCGTTTTATAAATTATATACCAAAAGGAGTTCCACATGGGTATGAAAAGTATGGGTCTTGGGATTGCAGAATTAGCTCCCGCCTTAGCACTAACTGCGGCTAACACAATGGTCGTTAATCAATTTACAACTTATACTTCCACTAATAATGTTTGGGTTCCAAGAGAAGCGACTCTATCCGAAGTGGCTGCGTTCATTTTAGGCGGAGTTACCACTCTAGCAGTAGGAACTGTCACTCTGGCAGCTGGCACAGCAACTGTCGCATTACCTTCTATCGTTGCAGGGAGTATAGTGCTATTAACTGAAGCTAATGCAACCCCTAACGCTTTGGGTTACGTTATTACGGCTGGCACAGGATTTGTTATACATTCTGCAAGCGGTGCTGATGTTTCATCAGTAAGTTACGTAGTATTAAGTTAAAATCAGAGGCATAGATGACAAATCAAGTTCCATCTACCACTAATCTAACGTTTTTTAATGCGCAAACCTCGAATGCTTCATCGGCAGGGCAAAGCTTTATTTTCCCTATGAAAAGGGCTTGCCTGAAATTTTGGGGCACATGGTCTGGGGCTACAATAACATTTCAAACCATTACTCCTTTAAATCCTAGTTACTGGGTGCCGATTCTCAATTTATCAGGCGCGGTGATGGCCTTTACATCTGACGGTCAAGCAACTTTAGAAAATGTGGTTTATGGTGATATGATCAGATGCACTATAAGTGGTGGCGGCGGTTCATTAAGTTTGAGTGTAACTGCTCAGGTAATTTAGGAGTTATTAATGGCTGATTTTAAAATAATAACTGGTGGTGGTGGGGGCTCCGGTTATATCACTATCGAATCTAACGGCACGGCTCTACCTCATGAAAGCATCCTCAATTTTGTTGGTGCAAATGTTTCTATCGTTGACAACCCCGGTAATGGCAGCACTGATGTAACAATCACTACCGGTGGTGCATTTACATGGGTTGAAGCCCCATCTTCCACTACTATGGCTGCCAACATGGGATATAATGCCAATAGCGCAAGTTTAGTTTCTTTGGCTTTACCAGGGACGGCCGCATTTGGCTCAACTATTCAAGTATCGGCATTTGGCGTAGGCGGCTTTACTATCACTCAGGGAGCAGGTCAAACCGTACATTTTGGTGATATTAGCACTACAACAGGCACAGGGGGCTCCATTAGCTCATCAAGCCAATATGATACGATTACAATTTTCTGCTCAGCAGTTAATACGGATTTTACTGTAACAAGCGCAATCGGTGAACTTACTGTCGTTTAATAAGGGGGTTAACTGTGACTGTCAATAATGCCATAAATGCTAATGCTGCAACACCATTGAGTTCGGCAAATGGTGGGACAGGATTAAGTAGTCCAACGGCTGGTAATATTCTAATCGCTCAAGGCGCATCCCCTTTCACAACCGTTAATCTCACATCCGGTCAATTACTTGTTGGCACCACTAGCGGATCGCCTGTTGCTACCACAGTTACGGCTGGCACAGGGATTAGTCGCACCGGTGGATCAGGGACTTTAACAATAGCTAATACACAACCTGCGGAGGCCTGGACAGATGTTACTGGTACTTCAGCTACAATGTCCGTCAATAATGCATACACCGCTAGTAACGCAGGGGTGGTAACCTTTAATTTGCCAGCAACTGCAGCGATGGGCACTATTCAGCAAGTAATGACGGGGACAACATCAGGTGGGTGGAAAATAGCTCAATCAGCAGGGCAAAGTATTAAGTTCGGGACGTTGAGCACAACTAGTGGCACAGGTGGCTCCTTGGCTTCTACAGCGCAAGGAGACGGAGTAATCTTAGTATGTAATTTGGCCAATCTCTCCTGGACTTTACTATCATCAGTAGGGAATATAGCGGTAACATGACAACACAAAATAATATAAACGCTAATTCGACTAATCCGCTCAAGGCACAATATGGTGGTACCCAATTATCGACATTAACAGCTCATACGGTTTTAGGCGGTAGGAATGCAAGTACCTTAGCTCAAATAGCATTAGGAGCCGGAGCCACATTAATAGGTGTAGCAGCTGCCAATACTGCTCACGGAGCAACTTTGACGGCTGGATTTGGGATAGCGATAGCAAGTACTTCCGGTTCTATCGTAATTTCTAATACTTTGCCTGAAGCCTCATGGGTCGATGTAACAGCCACTACCCAAACCATAGTCATCGGGATGTCATATTCGGCTAGTAATTCGGGATTAGTCACCTTTACCTTACCAACGACTTCAATCTACGGAGCTACATTTACAATAATGACAGGTTCAACAAGTGGTGGTTGGAAGCTTGCACAAAACGCAGGACAAATCGTGCAGTTCGGTTCTGTCACAACGACCAGCGGCACAGGCGGTTCCTTGGCTTCTACTGCACAAGGAGATTCAATTACTTTAGTTTGTTATGTAGCTAATACTAAGTGGCAACTTGTAGCATCGACAGGGAATATAACAGTAACATGACAACGAACAATTCAGCAAATGCAAATTCTACTTCTCCTTTAGCCGTCATTGACGGTGGTACTGGCGTTTCATCTCCCACCCAATATGGCGTTGCAATCGGTGAAGGGACAAGTCCAATCAACTCAATAGTTCTTGGCGCCGGTCAAATATTGATCGGCACAACTTCGGGCGATCCTGTAGTCGGGACTTTAACAGCTGGAAATGGGATAAGCATAACAAATGCATCCGGATCTATCACCATTACTAACACCTTTCCATCTGATTTATGGAGCGTTACATCTAGTCCTACGGTATCCATGAGCTCCAATAGCGCATATTTAAATTCGTATTCAGCTACGACAGCCGTTTTCACTTTACCGACAACTGCTGCTTATGGATCGATGATCCAACTTGCTAACGGCCAAACTATGTTGGCCGAATGGTCAATAGCACAAAATGCCGGTCAATATATTAGATTGGGATCTCGAGTAACGACCACTGGGACAGGCGGCTCAATCAGTTCTACTAATCTGGGAGATAGTATTTACCTTCAGTGTTTTATTGCGAACACCGCATGGCAAGTAATAGGTTCTGTAGGTAATTTAACAATAGTTTAAGGAGTAATAATAATGACTACACAAAATGCAATTAATGCCAACGCCTCCCATCCACTGGCTACGGTCAATGGTGGATCAGGGATTTCATCGCCTTCAGCTCATGGGATATTAATTTCAGAAGGCGCATCCGCGTATAACCCGATCGTTCTGACAGCCGGACAAATCTTAGTGGGGACTACCGCTAGTGATCCTGCAGCTACAACTCTAACCGCAGGTTCGGGCATCTCAATAACTAGCGCTTCCGGTGCTATTACGATCGCCAATACTTCTACAGGTGAAGTGTGGACTGATGTAACTGCTACAACTCAAACCGTCGCAGCAAATAATAGCTATACCGCTAGTAATGCTGGAGCTGTGACCTTTACTTTGCCCACCACAATCGCATACGGATCGATTACTGAAATTACCACAGGAACAACTGCAGGTGGATGGGTTGTCGCTCAAAACGCAGGGCAATCTATCGTTTTTGGTGATGTAACGACCACAGTAGGTACCGGAGGATCGATTAGTTCTACCTCAAAAGGCGATACTATTAGACTTTTATGTACCGTTGCTAATACTACTTTCCAAGTATTGGCTTCTGTCGGAAATATAACTTACGTATAAACTTAAGAGGTTTAAATGACGATTATTAGTAATTCAATTAATGCTAATTCTTCTACACCGCTGAATACAACAGAAGGCGGTATAGGCGTTTCGGCTCCTACTGCTCATGGCGTGATGATAGCAGAAGGTGCGAGCCCAGTAACTCCTATTGTTTTAACAGCTGGGGAGGTGCTAATAGGTACTACTGCTGGCGATCCGGTAGGCGCTACATTAACGGCCGGGACTGGCGTTACGATTACTAATGCGTCAGGTTCTATAACCATTGCTGCATCAGGTGGAGGCGGCAGTGCTAATCCTACTACATTTTTTGTTGATTATGTCAATGGATCAGATTCTAACAATGGATCTATAGGGTCGCCTTGGTTAACCTTGCAACACGCCTATACAACAATGCATGCCACAGCAAGTTATACTAATCCTATGACGATTGTTCTATCATCTAGTCAAACCGGTGCGTCACCTGATTCGGGGACAATAACCGGTTATCCGAATATAAGTATCACCGCCTTAAATGGCATAGCTACGATCTCTAATGATATCACTATTGGCGGAACACCGACTAGTGGTGATGAAATAAATTTGACTAATCTACTATTCAATTCAGATTTTACATGGACTTTATCAACGGGTTCAATACTTTCCACTCTAAATCTAAATAATGTAACTTTAAATGGAAATACAGCTTTCTCTAACACAGGAACTGGATCAGCTGCAAATTTAAATTGTAATAATACTACCTTCTTAGCCGGCTCAAGTAATTTCTTACTCGAACAAGGAACATTTACTTCGTGCCAATATTTAGGGAATACAACATCGCTGACTTTTGCAAATGGTGTGAATACGGGAGCCGGAGTATCGACCTTAACATTTATTGGTGGTGTTTCCACGGCTCTTCTGCAATTGGATATAACTGTTATTGGCTCTGCGAGCGTTTATGTTCAAGGTATGATGGGCGGATTTAATGTGACCGGAACTGCTGCGGGCGGGCACACTCCTGCATTGTTTATCGATGATTGCAGTGGTAATTCTTACGCCTCTTATCCCGGCATGACAGTAACTTATCAAGGGAATGCACAGCAAATAAATTCAGATTATACACCCGTCCATTATACTGCATCCGCAACTGACGTCAGGAGCAATCTTGCCGGCATTGATAGTGCGTTAGGAGGAGTATCTAATGGCGCCGTTGCTACCAATGTTCAAACATTTGGTGTCAGCGGTACATACACGCCTCATGCGAACATGATTTTTGCTTTTGTAGAGGTTCAAGGCGCCGGTGGTGGAGGGGGTTACTGTAATGCTGGAGATGTATGGAGTCAGGGAGGTGCTGCTGGCGGTTATGGTTCTGCATATTTAACAGCGACACAAATAGGATCGAGCAAAACTATCACAATCGGAGGGGGTGGTAATGGAGCTACTTCTCCTAGTACTTCAGGCAGCCAAGGCGGCACAACTAGCATTGGAACATTAATTAGCTGCTCAGGAGGACTGGGCGGCCAGGCTAGCGTTAGTACTTCTCCTGACTACAGCGCCGTGAATGGTGGAACTGCCACCCCTGGAAGTGGGGTCACTCTCGTCAAGTCTCTGGATGGCGCTACTAACTATCCCGTAGGACAAGTGCAAACTCCTATTATTATTGCACCCAATGGTGGGGCAGGCTATATCTTCGGGGGAGGATGGTTTTATCCCAATATCTGTAATTCCTCGAGTGGACAATCCGCAGGAAGTACTCCGTCAGGTTCTTCTGAGGGTTCGGGCGGTTCAGGTGGATGCAGCGGGACTGCCGGCTCAGGCGCTGATGGCGGTGGTGGTTCACCAGGGTTCGTTGTTATCACAGAATATCTAAGTTAAAAGGAGTAAAATTATGAAATGGTATTTAGTTACAACTGCAAATATTGTAAATAATGTTATAGTATATGATGGCACAAGCCCATATACACCAGAAGCTGGTTTGACATTAAAGTCATCGACTAATCTTTATAATATTGGTGACACTTTCAACGGTTAATGATACAATATTGTTAACTTAATTTAATTTTTATATAGGGATTAATAAAATGGCTAAAAAAGAGTACGAAAGCGAAGGCAAGAAAGAAAAAGGTTGTTTCGGTAGACGTTTAGATATGGGGATCCCATCATATGACGGCGAACCTGAAAAGGCAAAATTGGTTCCAATGAAAAATCGTTTTAGTGCCCAGCACGACGTTTCACAAGAAGAAGCGATGCGTATGGTTAAGGGACGCGGGACTTCATCTATGATCAGCAAAATGAATGATACGGATTAATCATGGCAGAAAAATGGATTGCTGAAGCGGTAGGTAAACATCCTGGCAAGCTTCATAAAGAACTTGGTGTTAAAACTGGTGAAAAAATCCCTGAGAAGAAGTTAATCAAAGCTGAACACAGCAAAGATAAAACTATTCGCAAAGAAGCCAATCTAGCTAAAACGTTGAAAAGCTTTAAAAAGTCTGGAAAAAGATAAACCTTCCTGTATATTAAGAAGATAATGTTTTTCAGACAAGAATATTATAACACATATAGAAGATGATATGTCCATCTTTCTATGCCTAGGAATACCGCTGGATGCCCTAAACACGCAGCGGTATTTTTAATTGTCTAGATCTGCGAATTGATTATAACCATGGCCGATAACTGATATATGGTCATAAAAGGTTGATACACTTTCGGTAATATCTGCGCAATCATTGATCACATTGATGATAGCTGCTGGATGTCCAGAACTAGCAACTAAAAAATCAGGGAGTGCTTTAACAACCTTACCTAATATAGCGCCAAAATCATGGCCTAAAATTTGTTCATTGGTTTCTGGTTGGTTGAATTTAAGCCCAAAGTTACTTAAGAATCCCTTACCAGCGCTCTTTATATAGCTCATATCGTTTCTCCTACTTGGATTGATACTGGCTATTATACCACGATTCGAGAGATCAGTAAAGAACGTTAAATTACGTTAAGCTTTTGTTTATTTTCGTACAGCTATAGTGGTAGAATCCACAAGTTTTGCTCCTTCGATATCCCCACCTGCTTTCAATTCATCAATAAGGAGGATTTTATTGAGCTTAGGAGCTTGCTTTGTGAACAAGTCGGGTCTTTGCATAAGTATAGCGGATTCATCTTCTATAACGAGCTTCGAGGCGGTTTTAGTAACCCTCGAAACGGTACCGAGCGGACAAATAAGTTTCGTAAGTGAAAATTTGTTAAAGACATGTTTCATAGTTTCGCGCAAATTTTCAGCTTGTTTCTTAAATCGATCACGACGTTCTGTTAATGCTCTGATCTGCGCATCCAACGATTCCTCTAAACTTTCGTTTTCATCAATGTAATAAAGAATATTATTCATTAATTCGGGCAAAGCGGCAGGATGTGTTTCAGAAATAATATCATCAATGCCCGCTCTTAAGGTTTTAGAATCGCCAAAACAATCTTCAAGAAATATTAACTGGTCAAGCGACCATTTCGTTGATGAGCACGACTTGGTTGGCAAAGTATCTGGTTCATCTGTCATTGGCAGCAGCTCTACAGTTTAAAAAGTGGTCTAACATACGCGAAAAAAGCAATAGCTCGACAGTTTCAAACTTATCCAATATCGTCATGACGCTATCGAGTATTTCTTCCTTTTCACCGCAACATACACCGTAAGATATATCGTCTTCAACTGTTAAATCTACGATGGCTGCACAAACATTAAGTTTTTTTCCTCTGATCTCGGCTATATGTTTTTCGATCGCTTTTAAAATATCTTCTGATGATTCAATATTTGTAGTCATAAAGTCCCCATTGCGTATATAAAATATAGAACAGTAAGAGTAGCAGTGAATGCTAGAATGAAAGCAACAAATA